TCGCCGGCGTCGTCGCCGCCGCCAGCGAGGTGGCAGGGTTGTCGTTGCCCGGGGTGTCGGTGAACAGGCCGGTGAGGAAGCCGCTAGCGGCCTTCTCCAGCGGCTTGATCGCCATGTCCTCCAACGCCAGCTCGCCGAGCCTAGCGCCCAGTTCGAGCAGCGCCTGGGCGGCGTCCCCGCTGCCGCCGATGATGGTGCGGAAGAAGTCGCCGAAGGACGAGGTCGCGTCCTGCAGGAAACTGATCGTGCCGCTATCCGTCAGCTCGGCCCGGCGCCGGGATACGGCCGCCAACGCGTCGGCCGCGCTGTAGCCCTGCTCGGCCAGGCGCTCCAGAGTGTTGGCGTCGCCGCCCTGGATCAGGGACTGGATCCGGCCTAGCCGGGCCAGCTCGCGCGCATCCGCCTCGCCTGGTGTCGCCGTCGACCCGATCAGCGACACGGCCTCGCTCGTCAGCTGCTGCCGCTGCCGTTCCTGGCTCTGCAGCTTGCGCAGCGCCTCCGATGCCTCGCCATAGGCCTTGGCCTGGGCGTTGATCTTCTCCAGCAGCTGGGTGGTGACCGGGATGTGAGCGGCCTGGGCCGCATTGAGCAGGTCCTGCTGCGCCTTCAGCTCGGCCGCGGCCCGGCTGGTCAGGCCGATCGCGTCGGCCTGGGTCCGCATGTCCTGCGTCGCCTTGGTGATCCGCTCCTCTTCCTGCTTGAAGTCGTTCGACCGCTTCGCGGCGCGCTCGGCCTCCAGCTTGTCCTGGGCGGCGTACTTCGCCTTCAGCTCGTTTTCCGCGGCAGCCTGAACCTGGGCGAGTGAGTCCTCTGTCACAACCGTGCCGTGGGAGTCGGCGATCTGGGCAGCTCTTTGCCGCGCCGCCTCTCCGGCCTTCTGGATCTCTCGCTGCCGCTCGGCCGCCTTGCCGCCGGCATAGGCGGCCGCGTCGGCGTTGGCGGCGTCGATCATGCGCTGGATCTCGGCCTGGCCTTGCAGCGCCCGGAAGGCCTGGACGAACCTGGTCCCGAAATCCTCCGCCTTGGTCTGCAGGCCCTCCGCGACCTTCATCCCGAGGAACTTGTCGATCGAGCCGACCAGCTTGTCGATCATGTCGGCGGAATCGCTGGCCGCCTTGCCCAGCACCCCGGCGGCCCTCGCCGCGTCGATCAGCGCGTTGTCCGCCTCGGTCGCGGTGCCGCGGGCCTTGCGGATCATCGCTTCGAACAGGTCGATCTTCTCCGCGCCCGCCTGGGCACCGGTCGACACGCGGGCGACGGCGCTGGCCAGGTCCTCGATCGCCTTCTTGGCCGGGCCGTCCGCCTCGCCGGCCAGGGCGGTCAGCCGGTCATAGAGGTTGCCGAGGTAATCCCGGTTGCGATTGCCCTCGAACAATGGCTGCAGCAGCTGCTGCACCTTCGCCTGCAGGTCGGGCGGGATCTCGACGCCCAGGCGCAGCTTCACCTCGGGGACCGCATTGATCGGGTTCCCGAGGATGTCGGTGTTGACCGTCGATTCCAGGCTGGCGCCGAGCTTGCCCAGCTTCTCGACCGCTTCGTCGGCGCCCTTGTTGATCCCGGCCAGCTGCTCGTTGATCTGGTCCTGCAGCTGCACCGCCGCGGCCTCGCGGGTGGCCTTCGACATCCCGGCGAAGCTGTATTGCAGCTCTCCCGCCATCTGCTTGGCCAGATCGGCCGAGTGCGTCCACTGTCGCAGGTTCTCCTCGTGGATCTTCAGCGCCTCGTCCGACGAGACGGTCGAATCCTTGAACCATCCGAAGCCGTTGGCCAGGCCGCCGACGATGGCGATCGCCGCGCCGGCGACCGCACCCCAGACGCCGAGAAAGCCGAAGAGCTGCGAGCCCTGCTGGGCGAAGGCGACCAGCGCCGACTGGCCCGACGACACCTGGACTGCGAAATCCCCGATCTGGTAGCCGGCCTGCTGCGCGAAGGCGCCGACCCGTCCATAGGCCCCGCCGGCCTGGGTCAGGGAAGCCTGGTACTTCTGCAGGATCTCGGCCGACCGGGTCTGGGTGATCGTGCCGTCCTGCACGGCGCGGGCCAGCACCGCTTCGGCCTCCGCCATCAGCCGCAGCTGCCGGGCGGCCGGGTCGCCGGCCTCCACGATGTCGCGCAGCGCCCGGGCCTGCGCGTCCAGGTTGCTGTTCGCGGCCGGAATCGCCGAGCGCCCCTGGCTCTGCGCCGCGATGAAGGCCTGGATGGCGTTGGTCGCCCCGAGCAGCGCCGCCGTGTTCGCACCGACGGCCTGGGTCTGCCCCTGGATCGCCTGTTCCAGCCCGTCGGCGCCGGCGGCCGCAGGGCTGGACGCCGCTGCGACCTGGCGGGCGGCCTCCGCGGCGCTGCTCAGGGCCGCGGCGGCCTGCGTCGCGGCCTGGCCCTGGCCCTGCAGCGCCGCCTCCGCGGCACCCGCCGCCGGCGCGATCGCGGCCGTCGAGCTGGCGACCGCGGCCGCCGCGGCCGCGGCCCCCTCCAGCTGCCCGCCGGCACCAGCGGCGGCGCCCCCGACCGCGCCCAGCCCGCCGCCGCCGCCGACCGCGGCGAGCTGCTGCAGCTCGTTCCGGAAATCCGCGATCGCCGTCTTGGCGGCGCCGGTGTCGAATTCGAGCCGGCCTTTGAGCGTCAGGACGGTTGCGTCAGCCATCGCGCCGCTCGTTCATCAGCTTGCGGGCCTCCGCCTCCATCAGGCGGAGGTCGTCGAACATCCGCGGCGTCGTGCGGATCCGGGCCAGGCGGGCCGCTTCCCCGGCGCCGGCATAGTCGAGCCCCAGCACCATCGCCGTGCCGAAGCCCACGGCCATGCGCCACTGGGTCTGGACGGCCAGGAACCACCGGAAGGCGTCGGCGTTCTCGGGCCAGATCACAGGCGGCGCCGCCCGGTCCTGTCCGAACCGGGCGACGTCGTTGATCTGGTCCTCGGGCACGCCCCACTCGCGCAGCTGGGTCACGGTGTCCTCGTCTACGGGGGAGTCATCGCCGGCCAGCAGGTGCCGGACGGCGGCGGTCAGTTTCCCCGGCGGCGCTCCTCCCGGCCGGCCGGGCTCGTCGCCTCCGCATAGGCGGCGAGGATCGCGAGGCCGGCATGGGGCATGTCGAGCAGCAGCATGAGCGCCTCCCGCGAGAATTCGAGCGGGGCGCCGTCTTCGCCGGCGATCTTCGAGCTGTCCCAGCCGCCCACGATGCGTTGATAGGCGTCGGCGGCCGCGGCCAGGGCCTCCTCGTCGGTCTGGGCCGCGGCGCCGATCTCGCGCAGGTCGCGCTGCAGCTTGACGAAGGCGCTGTTGCGGATCTGCCGGAACCGGAACGGGACGGACTTGACCGTCCGCTGGCCGTCCTCGCCGACCTGGTGGAACTCCACCGGCCAGGTGAACTCGCGCTCGGCCGCGACGATGAACATGGCTTCAATGCCCCTTTACTTGACCGTGATCTTCAGCTCGTCGTCGCCGGCGACGGGGAGCGCGTTGAACGGGATGGTCCACTGCACGATCCCGTCGGCCTGGCCGAGCGTCGGCGCCTGCAGCTCCAGCGCGGGGAAGTCGAACTGGACGATGGCGCCCGACGTCTTGCCGTGGACGATGGAGAGCGGGCCGGTGGTGCCGTCCCGGGCGAGCAGGAACGGGTTGAAGGTAGCGAGGTCGGTCGCGTCCACCACCAGCTCGCCGGTCACCTTCCGGTCGGTGATCAGCACCTCCTCGTCGCCGATCAGGAAGCGCGACGTCACGGCGTTGCCCAGCCGGATGGTCGCCCGCTGTACCTGCGGGACCGCCCAGCCGAACAGGCTGACCGTGGTGTTCGCCTTCGACGCGATCAGCGGCTTCTTGAAGCCGGTCAGGGTCGGGGGCGTCAGGGGGGTGTCCGTCGGCGCCTGCCACAGGCTGGTGTAGGTGAACCGGACCAGCGGCCGCTTCTGGTTTTCGAAGGTGAACTCGGCATCGGCGCGGGCGCCCAGCAGGACGTTCCGCACACCGTCGATGTTCATGTAATGCGCGACCGACTCCTGGCCGTAGGAGACGGGCGAGAACTGGACATCGGTGCCGGCGGTCTGGATCGCGGCGAAGCCGCAGCCGCGCAGCGAGGGGCCGTAGCCGGGCAGGTCGCCGGCGGCGCCGGCGCCGGCCAGCTCGACCGAATAGGCCAGCTTCTGCGCCAGGAAGGTCCGCATGCTCGGCTTCGACCCGAAATACGGCGTCATGTAGCCGCGCTCTTCGTTCTGGCTGTCCATCGGCGTCAGCTCGATGTTCTCGGCCAGCAGCGCGTTCGCGGCGCCGGTCGGGGCCGGATCGACACCATAGGTCGCCTCGGGCTTCGCCAGGATGACCTGGCGGCGCCAATACTTACGGGCCATGGATCAGGCCTCCTTCTGCGAACGGCGGGAGGCAGGCGCCGGCGTCTCGGCCTTGCCGGCGTCCGGCGCCGGCGCCTGCGGGGTGCCGCCGCCATGGGCAGCGGCGTCGGGCGGGGCGGCGACCTGGAGTCCTTCGGAGTCCTGCACGAGGCCCTCCGATCCGCTACCGGTGCTGGGGGCCTCGCGAGCCGTACCAGACCGCCCCTCTGGGGTATTCGGTTCATCAGCCGACCTGGTCCGCTCGACCAGCTCGGGGACGGCATCCGGCGCCTGGCGCCGATAGAGCCCGCCCTGTTTCATCGGATCCTCACTCGTAGTGCCGGGTGTAGAGGGTCAGGGTCGCGGCGTGGCACAGCACGCCGGCGAACATCACCGACTGGACCTCGTCGACCTGCAGGCCGGCGACCGCGCTGCCGCCATCGCCGACCACGGTGTCGATCACGGTGCCGCCCAGCGTCTCGTCCGCGCGGACCGCGTCCCGCATCGCCTCGATCACGTCCTGGAAGGCCAGCTCGCTGGCGTCCTCGTCCTTGAAGCTGCGGAAGCCGCGCACCCGCCACTGGTGGGTGATCTCCCAGCGGCCGATCGCGCCGCTGGTCTCCTGGGTCGACACCCGCCGGACGTACCAGCCCCTGATGGCGCCATCGACGGCATAGAGCTGGGCCAGGCGCTTCGTATCCTGGGCGTAGCGCTCCCGGTCGTGGACGATGCCGACATCCGGCACCGCCTGCAGGACGGCGACGATCGCGGCGCGGATCTCGGCGAGCGTGCTCATCGGCCCAGCCTCGCCAAGTCGGCCAGCAGCGCCTGGGCGGCCGCCGACAGGATGCGCTCGGCCTGGCCCTGGATGGCGGCCAGGCCGCTGCGGAACATGAAGGCGCCCTTGGTGCCGCGGTGGAAGATCTTCCACTGGATGGCCCGGGCGATCGGCTCGACCTCCTTCTGCTTTTTGCCGAGCTTGACCTTGACCCAGTCCTTCAGCGGCTGCAGGGGCGGCATGTGCGGCCGGGAGCCCATCTCGACCGGCTCGGCATAGGCCAGCGGCGTCCCCACCACGCCGACAATGGAGTCGACGCCGATCTCGGGCTCACGCGCCTGGATCGAGCTGGCCAGGTTGCTGAAGGCCCGCGGCGTGCGCTCGACGATCTCGCGCTGGGCGAGGAACGACACCTCCATGATCGCCGGCAGGAAATGCGCGTCCACCAGCTCGGGCGCGATCTCCATGGCCCGGGCGACGGCGTCGATCTCCGACATGTCGAGCTGGATCGGGACGGCGATCATCGCGGAGTGCCCCCGCGAGGATACCGGCGCAGCAGCCGTTCCTGGCCCCGGCTGTCGCGGTCGCGGAAGCTGACCACGGTCCCGGCCGGCGCCGACCGCTTGTCCTCGATCCCGAGATGGTCGAGATAGCGCTTGCGCAGGTCCTTCGCCCGCTGGGCGTAGTCCTTGGACTTGCTGCCCCAGTCGACCCGGTCGCTCTCGATCGTCGTGTCGCGCTGGCCGGCGTAGTAGGCGGCCAGCTCGTCCAGCAGTAGGGCCGATGCCCAGCAGGCGACC